GCTACAGGTAACATAAATATTGCAGGACAGTTGGCAGCAACCATAGCGGACGCAACAGCACTAGCAATAGCTTTAGGATAAAAAATGGCAAATACTTTTACAAGAAAACTCAGCAGACTAGTAGGAACTACAGCTACCACAGTTGGTACGTACACAGTTCCTGCAAGTACTACCGCAGTCGTGGTTGGACTTTCGTTGACAAATGTGACTTCAAGCGCAATTGCCGCCAACGTGATTATTTTAGATAATGCGGCTCAAACCACAAGATTATCGGTTAACGCACCTATTTCGGCAGGATCAAGTTTGGTAGTAGGCGGCGGCGATCAAAAAATCGTGTTGATCACAGGTGATCAATTGCAAGTTCAAAGCAGTGCATCAACCAGCATTGATGCTGTAATGAGTATAATGGAAATCACATAATGTCTTACGTTGGCTTAAATCCGCAAACGCAACTGCTGAACACTAGCACACAAACGTTTAGTGGCAATGCGGTAGCATATCAATTTACCTTGTCTCGAGCAGTTGCATCCGCATCTGACCTTGACGTTATGATTGATCAAACTCTGCAACGTCCGTTTACAGATTATGAAGCTGAAAACGTTTCTTTGCTGTTTCAGTCGCCCCCGGCAAGTGGAACAAACAATATTACTGTTACCTATCGTGCTGGCGCACTCAACAGTCTTAATTTAACAGCCAACGCCTTTGGCGCTGGCACAGTCGGCGCACCAAGTGTGTACTCTGTTGCTGCAAACAACTCAGGTTTTTATTGGTCCAATGCTACCAGTGTGGTAACCACAGTGGCTGGAACAGCTCGATTGGTAGTGAGTGGCAATGCAAATTCAACCAGCAACACAACAGGTGCAGTACAAGTCATTGGTGGTATCGGCGCCACTGGCAATATCAACACCAGCGGTATAGTTACCATCACTAACACTACAAATAGTGCAAACATTGGTACCGGTGCACTGGTTGTTGGTGGTAGCATCGGGATTGCCGGCAATGCTACTATTGGACAGAATATCACTTGCGTTGGCAACTTCACAGTTAATGGAACCTTTACCACAACTGGTACTGATAGTCTAGACGTTACTGATCCTTTTGTCTTTTTGGCCAACTCCAATCCTGGTGACACATATGACACTGGTATTGTATCTCAATTTTACGACGGTGTGGCAAATCGATACACAGGCTATTTCCGTGATATCACTGATAACCGATACAAATTATTTGGCAACTTATTGACAAAGCCAACAACAACAGTTGACACCGGAGATGCTAGTTTTCGATATCAAGATTTAGTCTTGGCCAATCTAAGCGCGACCGGCAACGTTAGCGGAAACTTTTTCCTGGGCAACGGCAGTCAGTTGACTGGTATCCTTACCACAGTTTCAAACGTCACAAATGGCACCAGTGGGTTGTTTGTTCCTGCCCTAAACGGCAACGTCATTATCAACGTTGGTGGTGCAACAATCAGCACAGTTTCTAGCTCAGTTGGCCTGGCCATAACTGGTAACGTAAATGCCACAACAGGCATCAGCGCCATTGGAAACATTGTGGGTGGTAACGTAACCACAGCAGGTATTGCAAGTGCCACTGGTAATATTACCAGTGCTGCAAACATTGCTGCCGGTAACTTGTTGGCAGGCGGATTACTCAGCGTTGCAGGATCAGTCACAGCAGGTGCTGGTGCAAACATCACTGGCGCAATGAGTGCAAGTGGCAACGTCACTGGTGGCAATGTACTCACGGCAGGGTTTGTCACAGCCACAGGCAATGTCACAGGCGGTAATGTAAGAACAGGCGGCATTGTTTCAGCCACAGGAGCCATATACGGCAACTCTCTAAGTATAGATACCACAATCAACGCAGGTACTGACATTGTTGCCGGCGGAGCCCTTTCGGCAGGAACCACAATCAGTGCCGCAGGTACTATATCTAGCGGACTGGAAATAACTGCATCGGGCAATATCACAGGCAGTTTCTTCTTGGGCAACGGTAGAGCCTTAACTGGCATTGACACAACTGGTATTTCTAGCGGCTCGTCCAACATAAAAATTGTTGCAGCCAACGCTAACGCCACGGTTAACATAGCCAACGTATCCAATGTAGTGGTGTTTTCTTCAACTGGTCAAATCACAACAGGATTTGTCAGCGCATCTGGCAACGTAATTGCCGGCAACTTAACCACTGCTGCACAGGTATCAGCCACGGGTAATGTCACAGGTGGCAACATCAACACCGGCGGTTTGATCTCAGCAACTGGTAACATCACTGGCGGTAACATTCTAGGTGGGGCCAACGTCAATGCCACAACACACACAGGTACTACCGCTAGCTTGAGTGGTAACGTAACTGGTGGCAACATCATCACAGGCGGTGCAGTGTTGGCAACTGGACAGATTTCAGCCACAGCCAACGTCACAGGCGGTAACATAATTACCAGTGGAGTAATCAATGCTGGCAGTTCTGGTGTTTCAGCTTCTGGCAATGTCACAGGTGGTAACATTGTCACCGCAGGTGTTATCAGCTCTACAGGTAACTCAGTACACGGTATTGCCAACGTCTCGGCTGGCAACGCAATTATTACGTCATTGGTACAGGGTGCAACATTAAGTGCTTCTGGTAACATTATAGGTGGAAACTTAAATGCCGCAGGCCTGAGCCTGAGTGGCAACGTAGTATCAGGCCTGAGCATGATCACAGCAATTACCACAACTGCCAACATCACAGGCGGGTATATCTTGGGCAACGGCAGTCAGCTAACTGGCATTGACGCCACAAGTATTCAAAATGGTACAAGTAATGTGCGTGTGGTCAGTTCAGGCGGTAACGTCACAGTTGGAGTAAACGGCACAGCCAACGTGGCAGTGGTCAGTTCGGGCGGCCTAAGCATTACTGGCAACATTTACGGTGGTAACGTGATATCAGGCGGTGCTAGAGTTTACAAATACACTGCTTCGGCCTCAGTACCGAGCAATGCAGTAGCAGGAGATGAATGGTATGCTACTGGTACAGACAAGTTGTACAAGTACATCAACGATGGTACAACCAATCAATGGGTTGATCAAAGTTTCCCCACAAGCATTTCGGCTCTGGCCATCAATGGCAATTTATCAGTAGGCGGAACATTAACAGCCGCCAATATAACTTTTAGTGGTGGTGCGTTTAGTGTTAACAGCCTGCTGAATTCTGGCGCAAACGGTGTTGGCAACATTGGTGCAACTGCCACAAGATTCAACACAGTTTTTGCCACAACATTCAGTGGAGTATCAACTACAGCAAACTACGCTGACTTGGCAGAAAACTATCAAGCAGACGCAGTATACAAGCCAGGCACCGTTGTGGTATTTGGCGGTGCAAATGAAATCACAGTAAGTGACATTGATCATGATACTCGTATTGCAGGTGTTGTATCAACCAATCCTGCTTATTTGATGAACAGCGAACAACACAATGGAACACCAGTGGCCTTGGCCGGTCGTGTGCCTTGCTTGGTACAAGGTCCTGTAAACAAAGGAGACAGATTGGTAAACGTAGCTTCGGGTATAGCTGGAAAATTCGATCCAGCCAAAGCAGAACTAGGGTGTGTTGTGGGCAAGAGCTTGCAAGATCTTGCACATGATCATGTAGAACTAATTGAAATAGCAGTGGGGCGAACATAATGGCATTTCCAGTATCTCCAGTAAACGGACAAACAACAACAGTCAACGGTGTGATATACACCTACAGTACCGCTATTGGTGCTTGGACAGTGACCACCAGCAATGCCGGTGACATTTCAGCCAACACAATTGCCAGTTCAGGCGCCATAACCGGCAGCACAACTATAAGTGCTATAGGTAACATCACAGGCGGTAACTTGATAACTGGTGGATCAATTGCCACAAATGGAGTTACCAACACAGGCGGCAACGGCATTGGCAACATTGGCAATGCCTCGGTGTATTTTAACACAGTGTTTGCCAAATCAACCAGCGCACAATACGCTGACTTGGCAGAATTTTATGTTGCGGATGCCACATATGAGCCAGGTACAGTGCTGAGTTTTGGTGGTGCGAATGAAGTAACTTTGTCCAGCATATCTAGTGATGCTCGTGTGGCAGGTGTAGTATCAACCAATCCAGCACACGTGATGAATTCTGGCAGCGATCATGAATATGCCACCATAGTGGCCTTGGCAGGCAGAGTACCAACTCGAGTAATTGGTACAGTACGCAAAGGAGACATGATGGTTTCTGGGGGCAATGGTTATGCACAGGCCAGTAACCAACCTGTGATGGGGTCAATACTTGGCAAAGCACTGGAAGATTTTGACGGCACCACAGGCATTATAGAAGTGGTCATAGGCAAACTTTAAGGAAACAACATGAGTTATGTAGGCAACACACCGCAAATTGGACAGTATCGCAAAATGGATTCGTTGACATTCAACGGGGTAACAACCTTGTTCAATATCACTGTGGGCGGTGTTAGTTTTTCGCCCCCCACAGCGTTTGCCATGCTGGTGTCACTAAACAGTGTGGTACTCAATCCTGGGGTGGATTTTAGCATAAATGCAGCCACCATAAGTTTTGCAGTAGCACCTGCACTCAACACACCGTTCTTTGCGTTGATGTTCGGAGATACGCTATATACAGGTACACCAAGCGATTCCACAGTGATCACAAGCAAAATAGCAACTGGCGCAATCACATACGCAAAGTTTGGTACAGATACACAAGCACGTTTGACAGCAGGTCAAATTATTTTTGGAGTTTAAAAGATGGCAAGAAAAAGATTATACGAGTATTCGTTCACACCAGGCACAGCTGGTTTAGGTACTGTAAAGGTTCCCGACCGATACAACCTGGCTGACATACTGGCTATCTACGATACCACAACTAACACTGCGATCTACAACTTCGCTGACAACACACTGGGCGGATCAGTTGCTTGGGTGGCTGGAGTAACAGCCACATTCCCTGCTGCCTACGCTGGTGTGACCACAATTACTCTAAACTACAATACGTCTGGGTTGTTGACCACTGACAAACTGGCAATTTACGTTGAAGACCGTGACCTACGAACCATGCCCTGGGACTTTGGCATGGATGCCATTGGCCGTGAACGTGTTTCGAATCCACAATCTCTGATTGATGCTGACTTTGAATATGGTTTGCAAAACACCAAGTGGGAAGCAGTATCAACCACAAACAACATTCCCAGTTTCTACGAAGATGTTGGTGCAGATATAGTCTACAACACCAACGGTTATATTTCGTTGTTGGCCGGAGATGACTTGATCACATCCAACGTTGACACCGCGGTTAGATTGCAAAATCCAGGAACAGCGCAATGGGTGGCCAATGACTACACTTTGTTGATCAGTCAAACACAAGGCAACGTCACACCACTTACCAGTACCTTTATCACTGCAAACATAAACAGCTCAGCAGAGCGCACATTCTCAGTAAGCACATCAAGTGGCATTACGGCCGGTGACACTGTGTTGATTATTGGTCGTCCAACCACAGGCGGAACCACCGTGGCAGTTGCCAATATTACCAGTAACGCAACCACAACAGTCAACTGTGCCAACGTGGCAGCCGCTCCGTTGATTGTGGATGGCAGCTATATTATTGTTCTAACAGACACTGCAAACACTTATGAAACAATGGCAGTTACCAACGTTTCTGGCAACGCACTAACAGTTGTTCGTCAAACCAACAACACCAACGGTGCAGCCGGCAATATCTCCATTGGCAACCCTGTTTACCCTGTCAGCACCTTGGAAATAGCACAAGTTCAGTCAGTAACTGATGGAACCACACTTCAACTCAATCGCGGTTGGTACAACAGCACTCCTGCCAATGCCTATGTCACTGGCACAGTGATACAAAAACTCAGCGCCAACGTTGAATTGTTACAACACACAGTGATCAGTACAGCAGTAAACGGTACTCAAACTATTGCTCGTGGTCAATTCAACACCACTGCACTAACAGCCGCAGGAGCAGGATCTCCAATGGTTCGTATGACTGGTATGTTCTATGCCACAGGCTCCAACACAATTCCACAAGTGGGTGTGAATCAAAGCGACACACCACTTGCCAATGATGAGTATGTGAGCACACAAAATACCAACAACTCCAACACAGAAGGTGTTGGACTGGTATTCCAAGCCAACACCAACAACTTCTTCTACTACCCACGTCGTAGTCCAAGCCTGGCCCCTGGCTATCCGCTGAATCAAACAGACACAATCATTCGTCAGGCATATCCATACACTGGTGCTGATTTTGATGTAACCACTATTGTGAGTGACGGCGGCAACCCAAGCACAATCACTGTGACAACAACATATGCTCACGGTCTTGTGCCAGGTACCCCAATCTTGATGAACTTGGCTGCTGGTACCAACTATCAGTACGCCGAAGGTTCGTTCAGTATTATCAGCGTACCCAGCACAACAACATTTACATATCAAGCCAAGACTGGCGCTGCGGTCAGTGGTAGTATCACAGGCCTAGCATTTGTGCGAAGCAACGCGGCATTTATACCACGACCATTTGATGGTGGTGTGTTAATGGGCCCAGGCACACCAACTCGTGGTGCAAGTGCAATTCGTGTTACCAAGAAATACTTCCGTTATCAATCAGGTAAAGGCATTTTGTTCTCCACTGGTACCGTGATGGCCCCAACATTTGACATTACCGCGCTCAGCGCAGATGGCACAGCAGTTGCAAGTAACATCACTGTGACCACAGACGTTGAAAATGGTCTGAATCCTGGTGCCACAGTGACCATTACAGGAGTCACAACATCGGGCTACGACCAATCCAATTATGTGGTGACTTCAATTGTGTCAGACACCAGTTTCACAGTAGCGGCACAAGCAGTACTGGGAAGCATAACACCTACACTGGGACAACAACCTCGATTGAATGTCACTGGCTGGCACGGCGCAAGTATACGTGCTGGTATTTTTGACGATCAAAACGGACTGTTCTGGGAAAACAACGGCATTTCAATGAATGCCGTACAACGTTCCAGCACATTCCAGGTTGCCGGTCTAGTGTCAGTTGGTGCAGGATCCAACCTAGTGACAGGTGACGGCAACTGCCGTTTCCAAGATCAACTCAACAACGGTGACCTGTTGGTAATCAAAGGTATGAGTCATACTGTTACCAGTATTATTGACAACAACCGTATGACAATTGTGCCGGCCTTCCGTGGTGTTATCAATCAAAATCGTGTGAGAACAGCACTACGTAACGAAATTCGAGTGCGTCAACCAGACTTCAACATTGATCCCCTGGATGGCACAGGCGCATCAGGCTTTACTCTAGACACAAGCAAGATGCAGATGTATGGTATTGAATACTCATGGTACGGTGCCGGTTATGTACAGTGGATGATTCGTGGCCAAGACGGCAAGTTTATCATGGCACACAGACGCCCCAACAACAACTTGAACAACGAAGCCTACATGCGGTCGGGTAACTTGCCAGCACGTTATGAAGCTATCAACGAAACACCAACAACTGGTCTCAACGGCGCAATTACCAATAGTCAAACCACAATCACGCTGCGTGATGCAACCGATTATCCATCGGCCAGTGTGACATATCCTGTGTTTGTGATGATCGAAAGTGAAATTATCAAATACTCTGGCAAGGCAGGCAACGATCTAACAGGTTGCACACGTGGTGCAACATTTGTACAGTGGGCAGAAGGCCAAAGCCGAAGCTACACATCCAGCTCGCCAACCACGCATGCGGACAACACCGGTGTTATTTTGATCTCTAATACTTGCATACCACTGGTTAACCATTGGGGTAGTGCGGTACTTATGGACGGCGGGTTCGACGATGACCAAGGCTATCAGTTTACATTCAACCGTACCAACTACGGCTTCCCGGCCACGAATGGCGACAAACAAACAGCGTTTGTCATGCGCCTGGCACCATCAGTATCCAATGGTATTATTGGCGACTTGGGTTATCGTGAACTTATCAACCGTGCTCAGTTGACATTGTCAAACTTGAATGTGCAGGTAACTGCTGGCAGGTACTTGATTGAAGGTATTTTGAATCCGTCAAACATTGATTCGGCCAACACCAGCTGGCAAGGTCTGAACAACTTTGGCGGCGGATTTCAACCTAGTTTCTCACAGTTCTCAACTGCGCCACGTTACACGTCGGAAGCAACAGGGGGTTTGACAGCGGCACCGTTCAATTCCACAGGCGGCTTGACACGTTCAGGTGTGAAGGTAACATTTAGTAGTCAGCAAACTTACGGTAACTTGACTCCAGTCAACGTGTCTAGTTCGGGTGCCAATGCCAAGATCACTGTGCAGCTCACTGCCGCAGGTACTGCATACTCGACCACAACCACACAGATCACTGTACAAACTGCTGGTACAGGATATGCAATTGGTGACACTATCAAAATCCTTGGCAACACCATAGGTGGCGCAACCACAGCCAATGATTTGACAATGGTTGTCCAGGCGATTACAAGTGAACTAGCAGGCGGCGAGCGTTTGTTTGCGATTCCAATTTCAACAACCAACTCGGGTGTGTTGGACCTGGGCTCAGTTAAACAGATTGGCACAAGCTCAATTCCTGGAACAGGAACTTATCCAAACGGTCCAGAGGTACTGGCGGTGCAGATTACTGCGTTGCAAACATCAACAACCCCAACTGGAGAGATCCAGGTACAGTTCCAAGAAAGTCAGGCTTAAAGACCAGCAAGATCCTGCTCAACCAGCAGGATTTTGCTTTGTACAGCTTCAAGATTAACGGTGTTCCACAAACCCGGGTGCATGGGTCTAGGCCATGTGCCCTTGTCTATCCAGGCATAGCCTAGATGTTCGTAGTTGAGTCGTCGAGTAAATTCTGTGGCAACCACACACACCCATGTGTGATATTCAAACGCCAAGTCTGCTGACGTGAATTTTTCTAATGGAATTAATCGTAGATACGTGGGAAAGAAACCCAGTTCTTCAATGCACTCGCGCTCCATGCCGCCTAACAATGTCTCGCCTGTTTCAATTTTGCCACCTGGCAAGCCCCATGCACCAGGATGTTTGGCGTCATTGCGCAGCAGATACAGGTATCTGCCAGTGTCCATACTCCGGAACCAAACGCCCACAGCTTTTAAAGCACTAGACTCCATGTTCCCCCGGGATATACCCCTTGATAGCTTTTCACCCATGCGTCACCGTTCCATTCGTATTGTATACCAGTCGTTATGTTTGTAACATACTGTCCCCCAGCTTGTCCGGCAGCTCTGAACACCACCCGCCAGTAGTTGTTGTTGTATTCAACAATGTCGTTGGCATCAGCAATCAACGATCTTCCGTTAGCACCTACCCATGCAGTGGCCGGACTCAAGTTGTCTTCGGAGCCAGTGGCCTCGGTCAACAAGTAACGTTGCCCTTCCAAGGCCGAGTCCAGCCCATCTTGTGGACCACTTGCTAAAGGATTGATCACAGCGTCAATAGGATCCAGTGTGTTTTGTGGGGTGGTATCTGAGTCCACATCAAACAGTACAAAACGATCATCGTTGGGATCTAACACAATAGTACCAATCACTTCTGACTCATCTGCTTGTACCAATCTAATTTGACTAATACCAGGTCTAAGCACCCCGTATGTGCCAATAACCGTGGTCCATAACAAGTTACTGTCACTCACAATCTCTGTGGGTGTTAATGTGCTGTTGCTGGGTTCTTCAACGATTGATCGTTGTTGTAAACATTGCAATCTATTACCAATAAGAACCACGGCCCAGTCATAAGGAGTAATAATTTGTCTAGTGCCCAGGAGCAAATCATTGTTAGTAACAGCGTTGTTCAGGTCACCTTGTGAGTCGTACATGGATGCAATCACACGTTCCACCACACCCAGTTTCTTGACCTTGATTGGTGAGCTGAGCCAAATTGGTATGTTGAATTTGATTGTGGCCATGTCAATAGGGTTGTCAGTGCCAATAGGAACTGTGCGAGAAGTCCATACAACTGACTCAAGTTCAACCACAGTCAAGCTGGTCCAGTCAATAAAGTTATCGGTGCTTTGCACTTCCAAACTGGGATTGAACAAGGTCAACATCTGCTCCAACAACTGCATCTTTTGATTGGTGTTTGATGTCCAGATATCCAGAGTAATGCCCATTTTGTAAGGTACAGGCATCAGCCTTTCAATAGTAAAGGCATTGCCTTGAGTGGGTTCAAAGGAGTCGGTTGCACTGTCATATGTGCGTTGACGAACATTTACCTTGCTCACATGATACGGTTCCTGCATGCGCGGACGATCATAGTCCAAACTTGAAATGTAGAAAGTCATCAATGGACTTGCCGGCATTGAGTTGCGACTGTTCTCCTGCATGATCACTTGTGCGTTGCGACTGGCATCGCCATAGCGCACAGGCACACGTATCAGTGCGGCTTGATTAACTCCATCAGTTTCGTTGCCGTATTCAATTTGAAAGTTGCTGACAATTCTGGTGAATTGTAGCAGGAATCGGCGTAGCTGTTCATCGTAAAAGAATTGTTGCATTGTTAACTCGACTTCTGTCCAGGTTGTGTGTCAGGGTACGGGGCTGGTGGCAAATTGCCGCCCTGATCACCGTTGTCAGCACGTGGTTTAAGAGCTTCACTAAGACTCTGGCGACTTGGAATGTTGCCCATGTCTGTGGTGCGTGTTGTGTATGTATTGTTAACAAAGCCCGAGCGTAAAGTATTGTTGGTGGATCCATTGTTGAGATTGGTACGCACACCATCTTCAATCTTGGCCCAACGGTTCACGGTTGAATTGTATCTAAACAGTCTATTTGGGAAGTAATCTAATCTCAAACAATAATCTCCGTCTACAGCACCCAATGGGAAGGCAACCCCAGTTACCACAGGAGCACCGTTGGGCACCGTATCTCCAGTTAGGTACCCTTTGGTATAACCCGGGCCACTTGGGGTAACACTCATACCACCTTGTGTGCCGTCTACAGTATTACCATCGCTTGTGGTCAGCGTGGTTGGGTTGGCCGGACTGCCATCTTCTAATGTTGGCGCCACGTAGTACTGATCAGTAGCATAACCGCTGAGTGGAACTTCAACGTCGGCTTGTGTAAGAATGGCATCGTTGATTTGGTTGTCTTTGGTGCGAGTCGTGAACACATCGCTTTGTGTCAGCGGTGTATACACTTGCCAGTAGACAGTATTTGTGATGTCTGTACCAGCCGGCACGTTTTGTTTGGCCTGGTAATATACATCGCCGTAATTGGTAACCCAGCCAGTGGGGTAGAAATTGCCGTTGTCCCAGATATTTTCGCTGACCACAGGCCGCTTGAGTATGTCCTTGAATTCCTGATTGTTGGTCATTGGCGTGGCTTTCACACGCCAGGTGTGTGGCATCCAGGTTTGACTCATGCCTTCTGTGGCATAGTCAGCATCTTGCACCACATAGTACTTGGGCAAGGGTTGTGGAATAGCCGAATTCAGTGGATGGTAGTCTTTTAAGTTTGGAACTTCA